GATGGAGAGACCTGCGGCAATATCTCCAAGGTGAACAAGAGTATCATTCACCTCATCGGCTGCAATACCATAGGCAAGGAGTTGCTTCGCTCCGTCTGCCACACCTTTCAAGTCAAAGGGGGTGATGGCGGCAGTCTTTACTAACTGGTTCATCAACGATGCAGCCTTTTCCTCTGACTGGAGCATGGTGGTGAAGGCAACTTCCAACTTCTGGAACTCACCTCGGACGTTCATCACATTCCTAACAAATTCCTTCGCACTTACTCCTGCAAAGGTGAGACCTGCAACAGCACCGATACGCTTGAACATATCCTCTATGCTCGCACCGCTATCCTCAACCTGCCGCTGCATCTGCTTTACACCGCTCTGCACCTCATTGAAGGACTGCAAAACGTTCCTGTTATCACCGGTAATGTCGAATTTTATTCCTGCCATTGATATATGATGTTATTTTGTTATTCGTTGCTTTCCGTTTGAACTTCATTGCAGCCTCGCTGTGACGTTTTTATCTCTGGGGTGGATAAGTTGCAAGGGAGGCGGCTCTGAAACGCTGAGAATCATCACGCACACGCACGTCCTTTTTTCGTGTCATCTTTGTCACACGGCAATCCCCCCCCCACCTATTCATGTCTTTCTTGTGCGATGATGCCTTTTCTTGTGTGTGGGGCGTGGCTGTTAGTTCCAGTTGCCTTCGCTGATAACCTGCTTCATCAGTTCTGCGTCATTTCCGTCAACGGAGCGTCCGTCTATCGGCACGTGGCACTTCTTGGCCTCTTCATCCGTCAGATACACCGACTTGATGCTGTCCTTCAACATGAGTTGCAGGTTCATGAATGATATTTCCCATACCACGTAATCGAAGGTCCATCCGTAGCGTTCACATGCCTGGTCTATGATGGAGCCGTATATTGACACGCCTCCGAACTGGAAGGTGTTCTTATTCTTCTTGCATTTGCTGACCTCCTTCATGCGTTCCAGTTCCTTGTCAATCTTAGTGTGGTGCATGAAAGTGGCTGTCTTATCCCATGTCAGACAGAGGATGAGCAGTGTGGCGATGTCATCATTACCGAGTTCCTTTGCCAGAATGTTCGTCCTTGCCTTGACTGTGGTGGTATTGTTGACCTCCTTCTTTGTCTTTAGCGTATGGTAGGCGAGAAGCAGGCAACAGTCATCCTTCTTGGTCTCTACAAGACGAAGGGCCTCAACGTAGGGGTTCAACTTTAGGTTCTGGGCGTTTATCTCCAACTGCTCAACTATTCTCTGGGTGAGGAACATCTTGCCAAGAGTGACTGGCCATAAATAGAAATGCCGATGACCCACTGAGAAGCCTTTAGGGCGGTCTAAGATGGTATCGGCAATATCTTGTACTATCTTTATACTATCATCCATACTGCGATAATTTTGATTTGTGTGCCTTGAACAGGATTCGAACCTGTGACCCTCAGATTAAAAATCTAATGCTCTACCAACTGAGCTATCAAAGCAGGTGCCGCCTGTTGACCCAAGGCGGCAAAGGGATAGGAGAGACTACGAACGAACGTAGTAGGTGGTTCCTTCGACAACAGCGGTGTCCTCGGCCAACAGGTAGCGAGTACCGTTCTTGATATACCAGCCTTCCGCAGAAGGATTCTTACTGGAATATCCAGTGCTTTCGGGGTCAACTGCTGTGAATGTTGCAGAGGTTGAATCAGTGTCAACGTCCGTAAAGACGATGGCGTTGTCAGCAATCTCGGCACCTTCCTCATACGTAGAGAGGTCGATGTTAGCCTTGGCCCACTTAACAGTGTTGCCGCTTGCGGGCTTCAGTGCATCGTGGGTGTACGTCAACTGACCACCGTCCGTAGTATCGAAGGGGTCCTCCAGAGTGACAACGGTGAGGTCAAGTTTCGGACCAGGAACATTGATGTTCTCGGGCTGCACAAAGACAGCATAACGGTGAGCGACAACACCATCAACATCAGTGAAGGGCTTCTTACGCTCGGTGTTTCTGCGGATGGTGTAGGAAAGTTCGTACTTGTTCTTTCCGTACTTCACGTCCTCATTCTCACCACCTTCAACGGTAGCCTCCTTCTTGTCACCCTTGGTAGGTTGCAACTGAGTTGTATCTTCTTTAGGGGTAGGGAGTTTTATCCACTTGGAGTTCTCAACGTCCAGATCCTTGACGATGATACTACATTTACCCCAACCAATCGGCTTGTTCATAATTCTTATTCGTTAATGATTTGATATAACAATTTGTTATTGATGATATTCTCTCCTGTGTTGGTCTCGATGACACGCTGACCACACTCATACTTGCCGTCTGAGATTGTCAGCCGGAAATCATTGCCTTTGACGTTATCGAACAGTTCAAAGGAGAGTTGGCAGAGAGCACGAAGCCTTACCGTATCTTCCTCGACCTGTCCTTTGACATTCTTTCCTGCTACATAGACGTTGACATTAACGTAGGCCATCTGAGCCTGCTTGGTCTCGTTGGCAAGGATAGAGATAACAATATCCTCCTTCTTGGAGTTATGCGGTCTCTTGCGCTTGTTCAACTCTCCTGTCACGGCTTTGTGAAGGGGGCTGTCGAGTATGACCTTGTAAACGTCATCTTTGATGTCTATATCGGATTTCATATCTGTAGGGCATTGATTTTACGTATCGCTGAGTCCTTGGCCCTCTGGAGGCGTTTATCTACCTCTGCCTTGGCCCAGAGTTCTGTGGATGCAAGAACGTCCTTGCCTTCGATGGCCTCAACGTATTCCGCATAGTTCATGGCGGCTATCACTACCAGAGCAAAGGTATTGGAGTATTCTCTTGCCAGTTGCTCTACCATGCGCTTTCCCTCCGTGGAGCCTTGACTGCCGCTTCCTACGACATTGAAGGCAGATTCAATCTGTTTCACTCCGTAGTCATAGATGGCGTAGCCAATGGAAGAGCGCAGGTTGGACGTGTGGTCATACCAACTTTTGTCCTGTGAGCGGTCTCGGATTTTTACCACACATTCCTCACCGAGTTTGGCGAAGGCCATGAAGATTTCGTTCTTGATAATCTCAAACGATTTCTTGAACAGCCTGTCAATGGCAGAGGTGGAGGTGGTCATCCTTATACCCATATCTTACACTGCATTTGATAGCGATGGAAGCCTTTGACAGTGAACTCACGCACATCATCGTCATTGCCGTACATCTTTACACGGATTCTGTCTCCGTACTTGAACTCTCGGCATGAGCGAGGGAGGTTGTAGATGGTGTACGAATAGGTCTCTACCTGTCCGTCTGGGATGGAAATCTGGTTGGCCTGTCCTGCAGGTACGATGTCGCATCTGCAGTAGTTGTCAATCCATTTCTCCTTTCCGTCAACGTAATCACCAGTTTTTCTGTCAACATGCCCTTCTGAATCAGAAGAGAGATAGCAGAGAATGTGAGCGGCAAAGTCCAGTACAGCCATTTCCTATCCTCCTATGTAAACCATCGGCTGACCAAGTGGATGGTCCTCACCGATGGCTTCATAAAGTGCGTTTATTCTAACCAAAAGCCTCTCTTTGTCCTTATCGGTCAGTGTGCCTACGCTCTTATCCGATTCATGGACTGATACGGCTTGCAGGAGAGAGTAAAGACAGTCAGCCAAAGCACCTTTGAACTCTTTGGACTGAGAGACTTCATACGTGTATTCGTCATCCTCGTTCAGCTGACGCTCAATAATAGTGTTCTCTACGAACCCAACAGGTATCGGGTAGTGGATGGCATCTATCAGTGCCTGTTTGACTGTCTTTCCCATATCACATCAGAGTTTAATTTCCACCACCGCCCTCAGTAATCTCTGTCACGGCAGCGAGGAACGTAGCCTCTTCATCATCACTCAGAGCGTTAAACTTCTTCATGATGGTTTCATCCTTGACAGTTGCAGAGGTATTGTAGCCCATAGCAGTCAACTGTGCAGCGACATCGGCCTTTGCATACTTCTTGCTGTTGATGGTGATATAGATGTCAGCAGTATCGGCTGCCTCGGCTGTGGTGTCAACCTCGGCAGACTTATCCAAGGTGCAGTCCAAGATGTAAATCTGGTCAACGTCCTCGATGACAGGCAGGACAAGAGCCTGGCCGTTCGTGAACTCCTGCAGCGGGTCGGTCTTAGAGTACTTGGAGATAAGTTTGTACTCATCAACAGTGGCATACTTGACACCCTCGACAGGATTGGTAGCCTCAGCCAGTGTGCCATAGACCAGAGAGCCAACTTCCTCGTTACACAGGAAGATGATACGCTCTGCGTTCCAAGGCTTGACAGACTTCTGCTTGCCGTTCTTCTCGAAGATGACGGTGCGGTCAACCTCTTCAACCTTGATGTCAAACTCATCCTCCAGAGCAGCGATAAACTTCTTCTTGGAAGGTACTTTGAGCGTGGTTGTGTCGGTGTAAACCTTATCCTCTGCATCAGCAACCAACTCACGAGCCCAACGCTCCTTGCGGATTTCGTTCAGCTTGGAGGTGGCAACCATTACCTTGACGATAGTGTTGCCGTCAGCATCAGCCTTCTTCTTGACGTTCTCGAAGTCCTCGTAGCTAACGTGGCCCTTGACGATGGTACCAAAGGTGTTCTCATCCAGATAGCCGTAGTCAACACGCAGACCTGTGCCGGTATTCTCTTCGTCCTCAACGAGAACAACACCGTCAGAGAGACCAGTGAGGAAGTTAGCCTCGTTCTTCTCATCAATACCAACAGAACATGCCACGCCATCGTTGGTGAGGTTCTGGAGGATGCGACGCTTCTCAGCCTTCTTAGCCTCATCGGTGGTGGCTGTTGCGTAGTGAGCCTTCATGATGTTGACGGTGTTAATCTCCGTCTCACGCATGATTTTCTTCATACCTACCTTCGGCAGTTTACCGTTGGAGGTAGCAATACTTCCACGCTTCTTGATGGGCAGTGGTGAATCCATTGCCACCATGTCAGCGGCTACATAAGTAGTCTTGGCACTGGTGCCCTCCCACTTCTGGTCGGGGGAATACACCTTGCGAAGCATGGTTTTATGGAGATAGGTACGCTTGATAGGCGCAGTCTTCTCCTTCACATAGAGACCCAGTTTGGGCCAGATGGAACTAATCCATTCAACAAACATTGATGCTTTCATACTCTACTTGCTTTTAATCGTGTTCGAAAATAAGGTTAGGCAGAGCGGCCTTTACTGCGGCACGCTGTGCAGCATCCGCAAACTGATAAGGCATAGCCTCATCGTTGACACGGCCATCATCCATAATGCCGACCATTGCTTGGTCAGCAGGCTTAGAGGCAACCACAACTCCTGCATACTCATGGCTTGCAGGGAGGGCCGCATAGTGTACGCCGTCCTGGGCAACTGGCATGGGCTTGAACGTGTAGTTCTTACCATCCTCATCCAGTGTCTTGATGGTCATGTGACCTGCCTTAATGGCGGTACCAGTGAAGCCAGTCATATCGAGTGAGCGACCACCAGTGATACCAGAGCCATAATGACGGATAACAACAGAATCCAGTCCGGCTTCAACCAGAGTGGCATCCTTCTTACCGAGATTGGTTTTTGCTCCCATTGTACTTGGTTTTAATTGTTTGACATAGCAGAGAATCAGTCTTTGGCCAGATCCTTGACATCATCATCCGACATAACTTCATCGTCCTTTGGTGTCTCGTGTCCGCCATCCGTTCTGACGGCAGGGGGTGTGCCTAACTTGTCAAGACCCTTCTCGGTTCTCTCCTTGTTCTCGGCATCAAGTTCCTCCTGTACCTCATCCAGATAGGCTTCGAACTCTTCATCATCCTTGAACGACATGCGGGCGAAAGATTTGAGAGTACGTTCACCGAAACGGCCAGTGTCCTTAACCAGTGCCTCCAGTTTGGCCTTTCTGCTGTCAGCAGTCTTGCCGCTCTTTAGGTCAGCGATTTCGGTTTGGAGACCCTTAATGGTGTTTGTCAGTTCGCCAAGAAGTTTCTCAGTGGCAGTCTGGTTCTTGTTGCCCTTGCCCTTCTTGCCCTTGCTCGATGGACTCTTATTACCCTCATCGTCATCTGGGTCGTTAAGGTCATCGTCATCGTCATCATCGTCATCGGCAGGATGAGCGTCTTTGTACTCTTGGAGACGGCGGTCAGCAAGGCTCTGTGCAGTCTGAAGGAAAG